GCTTGAAAGATGCCATCAAAGATGATGCTCAGGGGGCATTGCTATCTTTCCTGCAAACTGTCTCGAGGTCGAAAAACAGGAACGCGCCGGAATTTTGTTTGATCTGTTCGGCCTTGAATATGCAGATGATATTTCGCTTCTGGCAGGCCAAGTTCAAACTTATCAGAAAACCTTGGATTTGCTGGGTGATAGCAAAAAGCATAACTCAATGCAGCGCGAATTTGCCAATCGCTCCAACACCACCAAGAACAGCCTACAGCTGCTGAGCAACCAGATCACAGAAATTGGCATGAATATAGGCACGACTTTGCTGCCGCCGTTTAATTTTTTGGTGAATAACGTACTGCGCCCGATGAGCGGAATGATTGCTGATCTGGCAGAGCGGTTTCCACTGCTCACCAGCGTTGTATTTGGGGCCACTTTCGCCCTGATTGGAATCAAGATTGCAGCGATTGGACTCGGCTACGCATGGACTTTTGTGTTGGGAGGAGCCAACGCACTCGTGGTTGGTTTCCGTGGATTGCAATCCGCTTTAGCTCTCGCATCCATTCGGATGAGTGCTTTTAATATCAGTGCTGCCATTACAGCAGTGCGTCTGAAAGCACTTGTATTTGGGGGCATGATTAAAGCCTTTGCTACCAGTTTGGTGGGGCTGGCCTCACGCGCTATTCCCGTTGTTATTGGCGGCATGCGGGCTCTGACCGTAGCTATCATGACAAATCCCATTGGGCTGATTGTGGGCGGTATCGCTCTGGCTGCTGGACTGCTGATTGCGAATTGGGACAAGGTAAAAGCCTTCTTTTCAGGCATCTGGGACAGCGTGAAACCTGTCTGGGAGGCATTTGCGGATTGGATTGGTGGTTTTTGGAAAATTATCAGCGCCCCCATTCGGGCTATCGGCAAGGTCTGGGATGCCATTTTTGGCAGCAAGGAACCGTCTGTTGAGGCGACAATCACCAACAAAGATGAACGCAATGCCTTGCAGCGTTCCGTTCAGGGTGCAGCGCGTGGCGGCATCCGTCAATCAACTGAGCACACGCATAACAACGCGTTTAACATCACGGTCCAAGCTGCGCCCGGCCAAGATGTGAGCCGAATTGCCGATGAAGTCATGCGCCGTATTAAAGAGCAAACCCGTGGCGCATTATTTGATACTCCAGGAGCCGTGTTATGAGCACCATGATGGGATTAGGAAACTATAGGTTTTCACTCAATACCAGCGCTTATCAGCAATTTAGGCGCTCTATTGAGTATCGATGGCAAAGTCAGGAACGCCTGCAGAATAATCCTGCTATGCAATATCTCGGGCATGGCATGGAGCAGATTGATCTGGAAGGCACGATCTACCCTGAATTCAGGGGTGGACTTGATCAAATTGAAGATATGAAAGGAGCGGCTGACAAGGGTGAGCCGCTCCTTTTGATTGATGGCATGGGGAGTATCTGGGGCCGATGGGTCATTACCCGGCTTGAAGAAAATCGTGAGGTTTTCTTGAAAGGCGGCATTCCCCGCAAGATCAACTTCCGCATGTCGATCAGCAAATATGGAGAGGATTGATGAGCGCAATATACCGCACCCGAGAAGGCGACGTATTGGATTGGATATGCTGGAAACACTACCGAACCCAAAGCGGTGCGGTGGAAGCGGTCTTGGAAGCCAATAACGGGCTTGCCGATTTAGGCGATGTTTTGCCCGCAGACGTTGAGATTGTCTTACCTGAGCTATCGCTGCCTGAAACTGAAACGGTCATTCGCCTCTGGGATTAAGTGATGGGACTAATAACATGAGTACACCGGATTTCCGAGTTATTGCTGATAGCACCGATATTACTGCCGCTATCAAGCGCGGGCTCTTATTCTTGCGGGTAACTGACGAGGCTGGTGTAGGCAGCGATAAAGTTGAAATCAAGCTGGATGATCGAGACGGCAAAATTTCTTTGCCGCGCACAGGTGCAGAGCTGGATATTGCCTTGGGCTATCAGGAATCAGGGCTTGTGCGGATGGGGCTTTATATTGTTGACGAAGTCAGTATCGCCAGCCCGCCCCAAAGCATGACTATTCGTGCTCATGCTGCTGATATGCGCCAAGTTCTCAAAGCCCCCAGAACCAAAACGTGGGGTGCAGTCACATTAGCTGATGTGGTGAATGAGATTGCGGCAGCTCACGAGTTGGAGCCACGAATATCAAGCAATATGGCATCCATTCGGCTGCCGTATCTGACGCAGACTGAGGAAAGTGATCTGCATTTGCTGACACGTCTTGCCAGAAACCATGGTGCAATCAGCAAACCCGTTCATGGCAAATTGCTGTTTGTGCCCAAAGGTCAGGCCAAATCTGTCAGTGGCACTTTGATAGAGCCTGTTGCTATCATAGGGCATCAGCTGACCAGTGGGAGGCAACCTTTGCAGATCGGGATAAATACGGCTCGGTTCTGGCCAGTTTCCACAATAAGCAGACCGCTGAAAAGGAAACCATCAAGGTTGGGGACGGTGAGCCATTTTATACGCTGCGTCATTCCTATGACAGCATAGATCAGGCAACACAAAATGCCAGATCAGCATTAGAACGCCTAAAACGTGGCACAGGCACATTGACTATCAGCTTGCCCGGCAACACACGATTGATGAGCGAAGGCAAAATAACGCTTTCTGGCATCCGTACAGGTGTAGATGGCGAATGGATAGCCACCCGTGTCGAACATGTTTTGGATAATAGCGGCTATCAATGCCGCCTAGATGCTGAGACGCCCTCTCAGCCATAACCCACCGCATTTAAACCTGAAGTAAGGAACGTTAATCATGACCGCTGATAACCATCAGCGGCAGGACGATATGGTGTGCCTGCCGGGGAGCCAGAAAAGCCCTGAAGGAAGTCGGATTGGCAGATGAAGAGGTTGTTCACGATATCCACGATTCACGTGATCTGGTCAGTTCAATCAAAGCTATGCAGCGCACCTTTCTGCAAACCGTCGTGCGCTGGATCACCATTGGCGTGCTGGCGCTGCTGCCAAATTCGGCCCCTTCACCCCCAAATAAACAGGAGAAAAACTATGCTGACATTACTCGGAAGCCTGCTGGGCTTTTTATCATCCGCATTCCCGGATTTTTTGAAACTCTGGCGTGACCACGCCGACCGCAAACATGAGCTGGCCATTCTGGATCGCCAGATGGAAGCGCAACGCCAAGGCCATACGCAGCGTCTTGAAGAAATACAGTGCAGGCCGATGTGGCTGAAAGTAAGGCGCTCTATGCCCACGCCAGCCAGCCCAGCGGTGTGAAATGGGTTGAGGCTTTACTACCTCTGTGCGCCCAGTCATCACCTATGCCTTCTTCATTCTTTTTGCCACCGTCAAAACCGCTGCGCTGTTCAAGCTATTGGATCAGGGTGTCGATTTGACCTCCGGACTGATTGCGGTGCGGGACGCTGAAACACAGGCATTATTTGCGGCAGTGATGTCCTTCTGGTTCGGTCAACGCGCCTTGGCTAAGTTCCGCTCAAATCCTTGAAAAACATGATCTTATTCACTTGATAAGCGCCCAGAATGAAGCGTTACTGTGATTGTAAAAAGCAATTGAAAACAAGGAGATAACGCCATGAGCAAACTATTTTACAAGGCCATGATTGAGGATGTTCAAAACGGAAAATGCACCGACGCGGAGCTGGAAGCGCTGCTGAATGCTTTTGAATACACGGTCAAGAAAATGGCCACCACACTAGCCCGTAAAGCTTGGTACGCACTGGAAGATTACGCCACTGCCAAGCAATACGGCATTGATCGCTTTACGCTGATGATTGAGCGCAAAGAAGTCCTAGGGCAAGAGCAATGGCATGGCGTCTTTGAATATGGCAGCAAGAACTTAAAAGTTATAGGAACACTGGAAAAGGATTAATCCTGCACTGCATTCATATCCCAGTCAGACTGGCGTATCTCGCCTGTCTGGTAAAACTGACGGATTAATTTGATATATTCCAAAAAGTCTTTGTTTTCTTCTGTCAGCCTGTTTGCCGTATCCCAATCAATTTCAGTGCGCTCCTTTGCAGGAATCATGATTTGGCTCTCGGAGGGGTTCTCAGCGTCCAGTCGAATAAAGCCAATACCATGGAGGCTGGCAAGCATGCGAAGCTCTTTCAAAGTATCAGCGCCTTCAATTTCGCTAGCAACCAAATAGCCGAAGTTTGCCCATGAAGAGTTGCTTACGGCTTGGAAAAAGACTTCGCGTACATTTGAGCGGTTGATTAATATCTTAACCTCAAACGACCATAGTTTGGTTTTCTTATCAGCATATTGCTGTACACAGTCTTTTATTTCACGGTGCCAATCGCAACTGAGATCTTCCATGCCGACAAGATCAGGGTAAAGCCACTTATTGCCGCCTGCGCCTCTGGAGTTGCGGGATCGCTTTTCATCAATTCGCTTACTGTAAAGCTCAAGCTCTGACCAGAGAAATTCGGACAGGATCGGGTAAAGGTCATGCTCTTTTACCACAGATCCGTTCGCTTTTGTGGCGGGTGAAGGCTCATGACTCTCAGCATGGTCAATCTCAGCACTGTCAGTTGATTCAGTGAAATAATACTTTCGAGGGCGACCTTCTGTGGTTTTAACTTCAGGATGGCGCTTCTGCAGTCGCGGGCGTTGTGAGCCAATTTCAGCAACGATTTGCTGCAGTAGTGCTGTTTCGTTATCGAGTGGGTTGACCGTAGCTGTTGAGCGTTTTTGTTTTTGGCGACATTCATCTGGATAGGTTTCAAATATCCAATTGGCAATTTCCCGAGCAGTAAATTTTTGCTCTGGGTTTTGCTGTAAAAATTCAACGACAGTATTCGCCAAGTTTAGCGCCATGCTTCGATCCCTCTGGTTTTCGTGCCAGAACATATTATCAGCAACGATTGAAATTACAAGAAAAGAGGAGAAACATGAGGAATATAACGCAAAACGGATTGGACCTGATCAAACGGTTCGAGGGCTTCTCTCGGACCGTTTATTTTTGCCCGGCTGGCTATCCCACCATCGGTTACGGTCATGTAGTTAAAGATGACGAGGACTTTTCAGCAGGCATTGATGAGGCAAAGGGAGAAGAGCTTTTGCGCCAAGATGCAATGATTGCAGAGCGTGCCGTCCTGCGCCTAATCAATGTGCCCCTGACAGACGGTCAGTTCGATGCGCTGGTATCATTTACCTACAATCTTGGCGGTGGCGCACTCCAACGATCAACACTGCGTCGTAAAATCAACCGCGAGGAACAACGCCGAAGTGCCAGAACAATTCATGCGCTGGGTCTGGGCTGGTGGACGTAAGCTCAAAGGGCTGGTTCGACGACGTGCTGCAGAA